CGTGATCTCCAAGACATGGGGCAACAGCTTCAACAGTGGGCTGGTTGCATGGCTGAACTGGATCAGGCTGAAAAGATGACGGGGAAGCCACCTTGGTACAAAGCTCTTGGCGGTGGTACTCAGGCGCAAGCGATGGAAGTATTCCTTGCGAGGAAGAAAGCGCAACAGATGCGCGATGAGCTACGCGAGATCATTAGTCACCCCGCAATACTTGGTCCTTCGCATTGGCAAGAGTTCCTAAGAATAGAGGCTGAGATTAGAAAACAAAAAAAAGAACATGAGTTTAGGCGCATGGAAATAAAGCAAACTATTCTTGAGTGGTGCGCTGGGATTGTTTTGTTCTTAGTTTTGTTTGCTGGTCTTGTTGGATTTGTATGGTTGGCTAATGCTTGATCCTGTAGGAAATTTACCGTTTGCCGTGGGCGTTGAGAGAAGCCGTGAGAGCATCGAAAATCATCAGGCGCATCAACAGGTGCAGAAAGAGCATTCACGCGCCCACAAGCTCGCTAAGGCGCTAGAACGGCAACAGCTTGATTTAATGCTGAGTTATGATAAGTTTGGAGCGTCTCACAGCGCACTCAAGGCGCAAGGAAGCATAATAGATATGGAGGTTTGACATGGTTCAGATCACGGCTTCGTATATAGACCAATTGAAAATCCTACCAAGGCTTATGATGTTGGCAGTGACAGTGCTAACTTACCAAGCCACCCATTGGTATATGTCTTTACCCGATCCTACTATCCAACAGAGTGGGCTTGTATCCGTTTGTATGGGTGCATTAACGGGTTGTTTCGGCATCTGGATGGGCAAAGAAAGCAAAACAACAGTTACCGAAAGCGGTGTAGTTCACGAAGAAAAGTATGACAAGCGTTGAGGATTTTATGGTGTTCCTGATGGTCAGGGCGCTTGAATTTCTTCTTAATACAAAGATGGCCCTTTATGGGACGGTGATGATATGATGGCACTTCTTGGAAGCCTACTAGGTTTCGGCACTTCATTTCTTCCAGAGGTTTTGAATTACTTCAAAGCCAATCAGGAGCATAAACATAATCTTGAGAGAATGAACCTTGAGATGGACTTGATGTCTAAGAGAGCGGAGTTGAAAATTCAAATCTTAGACAAGGAAGCAGATATTGCAGAAACAGAGGGGTTATATAGCCATGATCAAGGACTTGATGGTGGGGGATTTGTCAATGCACTACGGGCTTCTGTTCGACCTGTCATCACTTATGTTTTCTTTAGTCTTTTTTGTGCCATCAAAATCACGGCGCTCATCGCGCTTATGAACTCTGGTGTGGAAATGGGACGTGCCTTGTCGATGCTATGGGATCAAGAAACTCAGGCGCTCTTCAGTTGCGTCCTCAGTTTTTGGTTTGGGGGTCGCGCGTTACAAAAATATATGAAAGCGAAATCTTGATGGAAATGTGGCAGTGGATACTGCTTTTCGCCGCAGTAAGTCTTAACACGCTGGTCAATTGCTGGCGTCTATATTTGGAGAAAAAGAGATGCCATTCAAGCTAAGTAGACGAAGCCTTGATAAGTTAGAGGGCGTTGACGAAAGATTGCAAGCAGTAGCGAAGCAAGCCATTACCCTTTCAAAAATTGATTTCGGTGTAATTCAAGGGATGAGAACCCTTGAACAACAAAAAGAGTTGGTTGCCAAAGGTGCAAGCAAGACAATGAAATCTCTGCACCTTGAAGGCAAAGCAATTGACTGTATGTGTTTCATCAATGGTCGCGCAAGCTGGGAACTCAATCTTTATGATGACCTTGCGGACGCTATTAAAGAGGCAGCGATTATTGTTGGGGTGCCTATCAGGTGGGGCGCTGCTTGGCATATTGACGATATTCGTCGGTGGGATGGCACGATGGAAGAAGCAATGAATGCCTATATTGATCTTCGCAGATCACAGGGCAAACGCCCGTTCATAGATGGTCCGCACTTTGAAATAAGAGAGTAGTTGCGCTTTCCTGAAATGTGTGTTTTTGTGGAGTTCGGGAAACAGGGAATAAATCATCAATCTAGGTGTACACTACTCCACTAAGTTTGTGGTTTTGGTCTTCGCATTAGCCACCTGTTTCCCACGATCTCTCGCAGTAAATCACGCAATGCGCTTTGCCTTGATTGAGTTTTGGGGATTTGGGTATCTGTTTCATAAGGCTTATCTGCCTGTGTGAACTTGTGCTATCCTTTACTCTTTGGTTCCAGAAGAGATGAGATTGCTCAATAAGAACATTGTGGTTCAGCCCATAGTGTTTGATCTTAAAACCTATAGACGAAAGAAGTTTTTTCCAATTATCCTCTGATCGAAAGGACATTTCCCATCTGGTTGAGTAATAATAATCGGCACCAAAGAATGTATAGTCTTTGATAAGTATTCGATCAGTGTGCTTCGAAATGTTCATCAAAGTTCGTTCTGCATCCATGTGGCACAAACTGTCATAAAAAACTGCCACATCAAACGACCTCTGTGATGAATAGTTTATTGCGTCTGTGAGAGTGCAGTCAAACGATTGGGAAACAATCTGATATTGAGAGATTGAATTTGTTACACATGAGATCGAACAATCTGGATTGTGCTTTTTGATAAATTTCGCGGGGCCACCATATCCACAACCTACATCAAGGATAGTTTTAGCGCCTTTGAGATATTGCAGGGAATTATATGTGTAGTTGTCAAACTTGTTTTCACATGGGCCGCTTTCCATGTAATGATAATTGAAATTGTCATCGATGTAATCAGTAAGATCGACATCATATAATCCCTGCATCGCTTTTCAACCTGCTATTCTGTATCCAAATTTCTGCGCCATTTTTTTAAATTCGCGCAATTCCTGTCTTGCCAATGACAATTCGTTTTTTGCATTGGACGCTGCATCACTCCGATTGCACTCAATTTCCCATTTGCGAACCATAATCTTTAGGTGAACAAGTTCACGATGCAACGCTGGATTTGTTTCTATATCTGGCACTTTGTTTCCTTCCCTGTGCTTTTACCTTCCAAACAACTCCATATCTTTTGGCGTATTCGTTTATGAAGCTGAGTGGCTTTTGCAAAATCTGCGCGGCTTGGGTTTGAGTGTAACCGCTTTCTGAGAGAGACTGCAAAACTTCGCGCCTCTCTCTTTGATGCCTTGCAATCATTTCATCCCATGTCTCAATCGATGACAACATCTTGAGCCTCTGTTGCCGATTTGAAATTGATCTTATTAGTTTTGCAAAAGCGGTTTAATTGTTGCCGCGTCATTCCCAAGTTTCTTGCGGCTTCTGATTGTGAGTTTCCCAAGACTATTTGGCTCATAACCATATTGATTTGAGCCTTCTTGTGATCCTCAATTAGTTTCTTCCATTTGCTCATAATCCCAAAATCCTTTTCATTGCTTTGGTTGGAAAATATCCCTCATGCTGGGGGTGACGTGCGGCAAAGAGCCTTGCATATAAAGCGATAAAGTTATTTGTGACCTTGTAAGGCTCATCGCGGATCATGGTTTCCCAGCGAACACGATTGGCGACCATCCAAGCGGAACCGCGCTTTGGGCGTGTCTGGATCATCTCCAATGCAAATTTTTCAAAGAACTGATAAGTCTCTGGTTTGGTTTTGTAGTGATAGAGAAACTGTGTCGCAAGGCAATCACGCTTGTTTGTCTTAACGCTATCAAGATAGTTCAGAAACTCATTTTCTGTTTTGTATGTCATTTTCTTTCCTTCCGTTTGATTGTTGGGGGCTATTGCCCCCGTTGGTTACGCCGCGAGTGGTGAACACTCCACGGCTTGCTCTTTGAGAAATTCGCGGTATTCCGCATGTAAATCCCCCAACTCAGTTTCCCAATCTTCAAGAGATTTGACCTCTGTTGGGAACTCCTTAAAGTAGATGTTGTTGCTGCTATACTTAGCCATCACAAACGCCATTGCATCCGCTGCGCGTTCTACATCGGAAACGATGTAATCATTACCGCCCTTGAATTTCCAGTATGCTTGACCGCTATGAAAGCGACCTTCGCCAGTGTGTGCGCCGTAATTTTCAAGGTACTGTGTTTTCACTACGAATTTCATTTTGGTATCCTTCCTACAGATTGATGGGGCCGAAGCCCCGTTTATTAAAACCAAGCTGTGCGTTCTACTGTGATTTCTTGACCTGCATCTACAACTTCGAAATTACGAAACTTGCTCTCACGCATATTGGCGACCATATCGTCGGCATCTGCTTTGTTTTTAAAGCTGGCGAATAACTCACCCGCTTCTGGGTCGATACCGTTGATGCGTAACTCAGCCGCCATAGCAGCATCATACTTGGTGTAACGAATAACGCGGAAGCGGTGGATTGTTTCTTGGTAAGTCATTTCTGTGTTCCTTTCTTTGGTATAAGGGGATAATAGCACCATCAACCACAGTGTCAACAACTTATTTACAATTTAATTGAATATATTTTAGCCATGCGATCTCGCACCATTGGGTGAAGCGTTTTGATGTATTCTTTCTGTTGGTCAAAGTCCCCATCACTTCCCATGCGGTCACAGACGCCCTGTGCGGCTCTGTAATCACTGTCATTGGGCAAATGGCCCTGACACTGACAGTATTCGATTACCGTCACTGTACGGCTCTCAAAACGGCTGTGACCCTCTGGATATTCATGGGTGAAGATTTTCTGATCTTTGCAGATGGGACAATGGTAAGACATGGCGGCTCTCCTGATGGGGGGCCGAAGCCCCCTTTGATTATTTGATTTTGACGAGTGTTCTAGCGTGTAGGCACTGAATGTTATATCCCCCAGCAAGGATGGTGCGGATCATTACTTGGTTGCCAGCGACATTGAAGTAGCCCTCAAGACCATCTGAACATTCAACCAGTTCAAACTCTGGAATTTCTGACACGCCCTTTTTTTCTAATGCGTTTATGATTTGTGCATTGCGACGATCAATTTTGCTTTGAGTGTTTTTGTTGATCTTATCAACGGCATCAGACCATGAGCGATAAAGTATGGTATCCATCAACCCGCGTGACCCAAAGTAATCAAGTTGCCAATGAAACATTGCGTTGTGGCGATTTTTTGGGTTCATTTTTCCTTGAGTGATCCACTCTTTGATTTG